CAGGAGTGTTGGATGAAACTGGAGTGGCTTGGCTTGATAGGACAATGAAAGGTATTCGTAATTATACAATAAATATAGATAGAAATTCTGGTAAGGTTTTGGAAGTAGGTAAAAAGACAATGCTAGGTTATGACACGGCAATGGGTATTTTTAGAATAGCTAAAGTTGCTTTGTCTCCATCAGCGTGGACAAATGCTGTTGTCGGAAATTTAATGATGACTCACATGGCAGGTGCGAGTATTGGGCCTAGATTTATGAAAAGACTTTTGCAAGCTAGGCGTGCAGTTTATGGCGATGCGAAAGGATTACTTGAAGCGGATAAAATATTAATAAAAGCAGGAGGAGCTAGGGTAGGTAAATCTGGGATTGTTGAAGGAGAAGATTTTATACGGAAAGGGATGATTAATTTTAAGTCAGCTACTAAAAATGCTTTCGGTCCTAGAATTTCAGCTATTGCCGAATCTTCAAAAAATGGAAAACTTTTATATTCTCTTGACCCTGAAGAGTTTTCTATGCTTTCGAGAGACCTTGGGCATGGGGCTATTGCTTCTGATGATGTAAAGGCAGGTTATGGTCAAATAGAAAATTTAAAGTTAGAAAAAGTTGCAGCAACTGAAAAAGCAGCTAAACAATCAATAACTAAGATTGAAAGAGAAGCTGAAGAATTAAAAAGAACTACTCTTATCCCTGAAGGGTCTAACTTAGAAGACACTCGGAAGTTAATGGCATCAGGAGAATATATATCACAATTTGACAAGGGTGGAAGTATGGTTTCACAGGAACTCTATACATCTAATGATGTAGCTAGGATGGCTCAGCAGATTGCAGATAAAGCGAAAAATGAGGGTGGTGCTTTTTGGAAAACTATGAATGCTATGGTGAATGGTGCTCCAGAAAAGTATGAAAAGATTGATCAATCATATAAATTTGCTACATTCCTTTTTGCGACTAATGATGGATATTCTGTAGCTGAAATTCAAAGAATATCAAAGCTTGTATCTATCAGTCCAGAAGAACTTCGCCTTGTTCCAAAAAGTATTGCTGAAGGAGCAAAGAGATATGCTTTGTCGCCTAGAAGTGCTTTAGAACTTTCTAATGTGATGTATTTAAATTACGCAGCTATGCCATCAGCCGTTAAAATTATTCGTAATATGCCATTTTTAGGAGCACCTTTTATTTCTTTTATGTATGGAATGACAGCTAAGACAGGGCAGACATTAGCCTATAATGCAGCCGCTTTTAACAAGGCTGGTTTTGCTATGAAAGAGTTTGGAGGGCAAAAAACGCCTCTTGAAAAGAAGACATTAGAAGGTCCTTTCAATTCATATTTAAATGAGCCTGGCATGATGAGGCTCCCTTTGTTTTTTGAAAAGAATCCTGTTTATGTAAATATGGCAAATATGATCCCATATTATTCTTTAAACATGTTTGGTCCATCTAAAACTAAGTATGGTGATTCAACTAGAGAGAAATTAGTCCAGTCTGTGCAGGAATCCCCTTTAGTGAAAGATCCTTTTGGAGTTTTTCTTTTTGATACTTTTATACAGCCAATGATTTTGGACGAGGCTACTAGACCTCAAGGTCAATTTGGTCAACCACTTTATCCAACGGATGCTACAATGTTAGAAAAAGGTGGTTATGCTACAAGAAACCTATCTGAAGCTTTTGTCCCAGGTATTGCTCAGTATGGCGGGCTTGCTCTTAATGACTTGATTACTCCTGGACTCACAGAATATGTACCAAGTTATCGATGGAGAGATTTAGCCAGAGCTACAGCCGGCAAGAATACATTAGGTATATCTGGAAAAGAACCTGCTATCTCTAGAACCTTTAGGTCACTAGCTAAGTCTGGTGGAATACCTATACAATCCCCAGTTAACACAACTTTTAGTGCTAAAAAATAATCAATAAGGACTTTGTTAATATAAAACTATGGATATACCTCAAAATGATCCTGCTGCTCCGATTCCAGCAGATCAACAACCTATAGGGCCTGAACAAAAACAGCATTTATTAGACGCATCCAAAAAGATGGGTGCTCTTGCTGAAGATTTAAAGATGAGAAGAAACGCTGAAGGCCTAAGAGTGGATAGAGAAAAGAAAAAGAAACTAGCAAGTATTTTTGACAACATGGCGTTAAGAGGAGTCGACATGACAAATAGAGAATCTGTAGCTAATTTTATTGGAAAATTAAAAGAAAAGAATCCAGAACTAGCTGCTAACTTTGAGAAATCTATGGACTATTTTTTAACAGATAGTTCACAGACTAATATGAATAATACAAATCAAAATGAAGCATTACCCGAAAACCAACGAGGACCTATTGGGGAGATGGAAGGTTTATAAAAACTCAGTAGGATCAACAACTGGATCAATAGACGAATTAGTATCAAAATTTAGGGCTTTTTACAAAGAAGCTCATAAAGATATTTTTAATCATATTATAAAAGAAGTATGGTTAGAACAACAAATAACAATCAATGGTCTTAGAAGAGTTAAGCGAGTAGGCAACGGCAAGTACGGCGATCTTTGCTTTGGAAAATTTACTAAGAATGCCGTGGGTATTTGTCACAAGGTATTGACTAGCAACGCTGCGTTTACCCCGATCGCTTCTTATCTCATAGATTTTTTCCCAGACTTTTTAAAAAATGACCCATTTGAAAACATAGAAAAATATCCATACCCATATAAAACTTTAACTCTAGACTTTTTAATTTTTGTCCATCAAATGGACGAACGTCTGGAGCTTTTAGCCGAGGCCGAAAAAAGAAAAATGAATTATGTAGAATTTGTAAACTGGGTAACAAACTGGGTTATTTCGTACAACAAAGAAAATGAAGGTGACAAGTATGAATTATTTTTAGGTAACTGGCACTGGATATTTATCAGAAACCATAATTTAAAAAGATTTTGGGAAAATGAGAAATATTTATTTGATGTAAACTAATGGAAAAAATAAAACTAAATCCCGTCATACTAAGAGGGACTAAGTATAAAAAGAATTATCAAAATACTACTCAGCAAATGTTTTTGCTGAAGGCTCTTAAGATAACTAAAGATCCAAAAAAACTTAAAGAAATGATAGGTGTCAAGACTGTAGCCGAGGTGTATAGAACGCTTGATAAGATGGCTATGCGGAAAGAGTATCATGAAGCGTTGGTCAGGAGTGGAATTTCTTTTGACTATATAACTGGTGGGATAAAGAAGATAGCAGAAAATTCTGAAAAAGATGACACCAAGTTAAAAGCTTTTCAAACATTATTAAAATCTGTTGGATTAGATAAGTATGATACTGATTCTCAAAGTATAACTGGATCTTGGGAAGAGGTTTTACTCAAGAAAATAGAAGAAGAAAAAGAGGGGGATAAGGAGGCGTTACCTGCTCCTGGAGAATATGATGTTGTTGTACCAGAAATTCCTAAGGAAGAACTTATTAATCAAGAAGAAGAATCAGAATTGACTGGTAGTATTTATGATACAAAATAATTATGGAAAAAAATGAAATAGATAAAAAAGATTTATTAGATATAATACGTGATCCTAAAAAATATTTGGAATTTTTTACGAAAATAAAAGGAAAGACTCCTGGTCTTACTCCTTTTATTCTTAACGAAGCTCAAAAAGATTTATTCAATGCAATGAATAAAAAGCCACGGGTGATAATTCTCAAAGCGAGGCAAATTGGGTTTTGTTTATTACCACACACAAAAGTGTTGACGTCAAGTCTGATGTGGGTAGAGATTCAAGATTTAAAGATTGGTGATACTGTTGTTGCAGTTGATGAAAATAAACCAGGTATTGGTTTGGCTAGAAAAATGAGGACAGCTGTTGTTGAAAACAAGTTTGAGGTACAAGAAGAAGCTATCAAATTTACTATGGAGGATGGCACAGAGCTTGTTTCAACTCCTAAGCATCGCTGGATGGGGAAAAAATGGGAATCTTCTACAGATGTTATATGGAAAGAATCTAGTGATTTTAAGGTTGGAGATGTTATTAAAAGAATAGTAAAACCGTGGAGTGATTCCTCTCTGGAGGATGCATGGATGGGTGGGTTTATAGATGGAGACGGAAGTTTCAGAAGAAAGAAAAGTTATTCTAAAAAAGGGGGGTATAGTGGATGTGAATTAGCTATAACGCAATCTCCAGGAAAATTGTTAGAAAAGGTTAAAGAATATTTTAAAAAAAGAAATTATTCTAGTCGCATTGAATATGACAATAGGACTCCAAATGGGTATTCAGTGTTTGGTGATAAACCAGTACATAAAGTAGTTATTTCTAGAATGAGTGAATTGTTTCGACTAGCAGGAAAAACGCAAGCAGAAAAATTAAAAAAAAGATGGTGGGAGGGAGCAAAGCTTCCAATGGGAGATACTTGGAATAAAATAATAAAGATAGAGAAATTAAACAAGCAGAGAATGATTGATCTTCAGACATCTGAATCTACGTATATAGCTAACGGTTTTGTTTCTCATAATTCAACAGCAGCTGTTGGTTATCTATATCATAGGACTATCACAAACCCAGGAACCAATACCGCTTTGATTGGTTATAACTCCGATTTAACAGCTGAGTTATTAGACAAAGTTAAAACATTTTATCGTACAACGCCTGAATCTATTAGGCCAAAAATTCAATATAATTCAAAATATGAAATTAGTTTTCCAGCTATAGATTCAAAAATTCTTGTTCTACCTTCAAGTGAAAATGTAGGTCGTGGATATACCTTGCATAATGTCTTGGCAACAGAGCTTGCCTTTTGGGAAAAGGCTGGAGAGAAGATGTTGGCTATTGAGAATGCTGTTCCTCAGGATGGAAAGATTATTATAGAAAGTACTCCCAATGGGATGGGTAATCAATACCATAGGATGTGGATGTCAGACAATGATTACGAAAAAAAGAAGTATGGTTGGTGGTGGGGATATTCTAAAGAGGAGATAGAAGTTATTAGAAGGAGAATTAACAATCCAATGCGTTTTGCTCAGGAGTATGGGCTAGATTTTCTTTCGTCTGGAAGGCCAGTCTTCGCACCTAAACTTATTAAGCGTCTTCGATCTGGTGTATTAAAGGTAGGGCAAAAATTTAAAGATGATGATAATGTAGAAAATGTTGTTACTAAAGATGACGAAGGATTCATATCATATTTTCCCCCAAAACCAGAGCATACTTATGTAGCTGGAGCTGATGTTGCGGAAGGGGTAACTGGAGGTGACTTTTCTACCCTTTCAATATTTGACAGAAAAACTGGTGATGAGGTAGGATTTTGGAGAGGCCATATGTCTCCTGATAAATTTGGGGAATTGTTAGATAAATATGGACGATTGTATAATAATGCTTTGATGTGCGTGGAAATAAATAATCATGGTTTAACCACAGTGACAGCTCTCAAAAACAAGATGTACCCTCAATTATATTTTAGGCCTGTTGTCAAGATGGACACAATGGGAACTTCATTTAGTGATAGGCTTGGATGGAAGACTACAAAAGTCACTAGACCGCTTATGATTGATGACATGAGAGAAGCTGTTACTGATAAAAGCCTTAAAATACACACTGAAAAGACTTTAGACGAGATGTTAACTTTTATTTTTAATGATAATAACGATATGATTGCTCAATCTGGATTTAATGACGATTGTATCTTCTCTGTAGCTGTTGCTTTCCAGGGATTTAAAGTATCACCAGTTGGGAAGTTAGAGCAAATTGATTATGAAGGGATATTGCCTGGTAATTTTTCTTATTAAAAATATGATTTTAGGATCAAAACACACTCTAGTGTCTATAGAAAAAAATAGAAAATCCCATGTTGGAAAAAAGCTATCTATTAAAACAAGAAAAAAATTAAGCGAACAAAGAGTTGGAAATTCTTATAGGAAAGGAATATTACATACAAATGAGACTAAAAGAAAAATGAGTGAAGATAGAAAGAGGGAAAATCTTTCTGAGAGTAGAAGAAAAAATATGAGTGAGTGTCATCAAGGAAAAAAGCATTGGAATTGGAAAGGTGGAATCTCTCCAATGATAGTTAGAATAAGGGCTTCAATTAAAATGAAAGAATGGAGGCACCTTGTTTTTAAAAGAGATTTATTTACATGCACAAAATGTGGCGACAAAAAAGGTGGAAATTTAGAGGCTGATCATATCGTAACAGTTTCTTCTATCGTTAATAAAGTTATTATTGAAAAAGGAATAAAGTTTTTATATAAAAACTTATTATTATGTGAAAAGTTATGGAATATCGACAATGGGAGGACTTTTTGTAATAAATGTCATAGGGAACGGCATAAAAAATTAAAAAGTTATTAAATTTTTAACATAAAATACTATTTTTTTAAAAAATTAGGGACTTTAGTATAATTTGAATATGGAAAAATACGGAAACATATATACTCCTTCTATGTTTGGAGATAAAGAAGTCGAACTAGTAAGACTATTTTGGCTACAGCATGATGACGCTAAACAATATTTCTTAAATGTTATTAAGCCAAGACTTGATAGGTCTTATAAACTCTATATTGCTTATGGAGGAGATCGGCAGAAAGAAATAAAGACATGGCAGAGTAATGTTCAGATCCCTTACATCCAATCAGCAGTGGAAACACTGGTGCCTAGAATCGTGGATGCCAGACCTGAATTTACAGTTATCGGTAGAAATGAAGATGATCAAGTCAAAGCTGAAAAACAAGTTAAGTTAATGGATTTCAATTGGGAGAAAGCTGGGATGGATAAAACTACAGAAGATTTTGTACGTGCTTCTTTGATTTATGGAACAGGGTTTTTGCAAGTTAGTTGGAAGAAAGATGTGCGTAAACTCAAGTTCATGAAGAGTAAAGACATTGCAAGCAATAAATATACATGGAAAGAAGAGGATCGTGTTTTCTTCGATGGACCGATGTGTGAATGGGTTGATAATTACGGCCTTTGGTACGATTGGCATAACACTGATAGAAAAAATAAACAATATTGGTTTAAGAGACTTGTTATAACAAAAGCTGAATTGGAGCGTAGATACCCAATGGCAGATAAGAAAAGATTGAAGTTAGCTTTAGACGCACCAGGTGGGGACTTGACAGACTATGCAAGTATCCGTCAGGAAGTTAGAACAACCAATTTAAATACTACAAAAAGTTCTGCAGCTGCAGCTGGTTTAAATGGAGGAATGGCTGAGCAGGGAAAATACCAAAATACTCAAGACAATAACATCAAAATGTATGAAGTTTTCGAATGGTGGAGACCATTTGATGATGTCTATTCTGTTTTAGTAGGAGGAAGTGCTGTTCCTATCTTTAAAGGTGGAAGCATGCCTATCCCTATGGACTTTAAAGAATCTCCATTTATTGAAGCCGCTTATTTAAAAATTCCTGGGGAATTTGAAGGATATGGATTACCAATGATTTTAGAGAGTCCACAGATAATGTTAAACTTAGTCAAGAACCAACGTTTAGATTCAGTTACTCTTTCAATTCATAAAATGTGGATTGTTAACCCTTTAGCTAATGTTAATAAAGATGAGCTAGTTACTCGCCCATTTGGTATCATTTATTCGATTGATCCAAACGGTGTTCGTGAAATTCAGTTTAGCGATATTAAACCTTCAGCTTATAAAGAAGAAGAATTACTTAAAGCAGATATGCAATATGCCTCTGGTGTAGATGACTTTTCTCAAGGAGTTGGTGGTGGTGCAAATAGTGCTACAGAAGTTCGTCACTTAAGAGAATCAACACTCGAGCGTGTGCGTATGTTTGTTAATCACTTAGGAGATGCTTATTCAGATGTGCTTAGATATTGGATGGATATGAGTCGTCAATTATTTACTGAAAAAATGACTATCCGTATAATTGGTGAGAATGGTCAACCTGAATTTCCTTTGATTGAAAAAGATGATTTAAATGGATACTATGATTATAGAGCTAAGGTGCTTCCATCAATCGCAGGAGAAGACGAAGTCAAGAAGAAACAAAATATGGATCTTTATCAACTTCTTATCAATTTACCTTTTGTTGATCCACAGAAACTTACATCTCGTGTTATAGCAGATTGGGGTTGGTCTCTTGATGGTGTTACTAAAGAAGAAGGAGCCTCTGAACCAGCAGTTGGTCCAGATGGACAACCAATGCCACAAGTAGGACCAGATGGGCAACCAATGCCTCCAGCAATTTCAGGAATGCCAGAAGGAGCAGTTCCACAAGCAGGAATGCCACAAGCAGGAATGCCTCCAATGGGTATGCCACAAGCAGGTGCACCTCCGATCTCTGGAATGGGTGGACCAGGTTATTCAAATATGCCAAAAAATTCGCTTAGAAATGTTATTAGACATTTAAGAAGAGCAGATGAATCATACGGTAGTGGTGGGAGTGCGTTTGGAGAAGCGTCAAGCCCTATAAATTTATTAGATAATATGGGACTACCGCCAACAGCAAAGGGAATCCCTACATCAGATAAAAGTTCTTGGAGTATGCCGAATATAGCTGGTCATAATAGAGGTGGTAAAGTAGACACTAATGTCCCCTCAAGTAAACCATCAAGCATGGGAGCTAATATTTTAAACCAAGCATTATCATTACAAAAGAAGAATAAATAGGACGCTGTTATAATAAGTTAATAATTATAGAAACAATATTATGGATATAAGCGAGTTACAAGGTGGGGCTCCTCCAGGTGGAGCAATGCCAGGTGGAATGCCAGGTGGAATGCCAGGTGGAATGCCAGGTGGAATGCCAGGCGAAGAAATGGGTCAACCACCGATGGGTGGAGATATGAGTTCTACTCCAGAAGAAATGGCAGTTGAACCAGATATGCCAATGGGAGAAGAAGCTCCAATGGAATCTTCAGGTGGTAGTAAATCTGATGGTTTAAAACGTCAGCTTTTGCAAAAGATGATGGGGAATTTACTTAATAAACCAGGTAGAAGTGTCAATGAATTAGTTAATGGTGTTAAAGCTGTTATCGGAGCATATAAAAATTATGCAAAAGAATGGGACACTATAAGCGGTATAACAGAAGCCCCATTGCCTCCAGAAGGATCACCATCAGCTGGTGGAAGTAGCGGAGACATACAAGCAATTTTAGATAAAATTCAAGCAACTAAAGGTGGTCCAGCTGGACTAGAGTCTGGAATGCCCTCTCCAGGATCTGATTCACCTGTTCTCCCACCTGTTCCTCCAGCAGGGCAAATGCCTCCAACTGGAGCAGGCGGACCTGGTTACAATCAACCAGCTCCAATTAGCCGATTGGGGATTTGGGGGTATTAATAAATTTAAAAAATAATTATGAAAAAGAAACAAGAAGAGAAGAAAGTAGAAGAAAAGGAACAAATGGCTTCTGGCGTAAGATCTTATTTTACAAAAGAAGTAAATGAAAAGATTTCTGAAATGGGCATGAAAGAAATGGAATCTTCATTGAAAGGTTTTATAGAGTCCAGAGAATGGATTGCTATGTTGAAGTATGTGAACATGAGAACAGTTTTTATTGATTCACAACTAAGATCTGCAAATCCAACTAATGATCCACATACAATATCATGGGCTCAAGGGGCATTAGCTGGAATAAGCGATATAGAGAATTATGTAATTGAGTTAAATGCACCCAAGCCAGCAGGAGATCAAGATATTAATGAAAATGACAATCCAGCTGGGGTAGTTTAATATATTTTTATGGAAGGACCAATAACAACTGCTGATTCAAAAGCAGATGGTAGACTTAAGTCAAGTCTATTGAAAGGAAGAAAAAAGGCATTGAAAAAAATGTGTATTTTAAAGATGGATGGCAAAGGAGGACCAGGGATTAAAGCTGTAGGTTATGGAAAGAAAAAAACTTCATCTGTTAAAATAAGTAAGAGTTGGTCTAACAAAGGACCTAAAGCAAAAAAAGCAGCATTGAAAAAAATCACTGCATCGATAAAAAAAATTGCTTCAGATGCTCCTAAGGCAACTATCTTTAAATTGCCTAAAATTAAAGCAATAAAAAGGTCTATAATGAATAAAGCAAAGCTTAATATAACAAAAAGTGGAATAAAGAGAACTGGTATTTATTAACTAATTTAAAATATATATGAATAAAAAAATAGATGGAGTTATGTCCGCTCTCAAGGACCGTAATGGTTTCGATTCCAAGAAGGGTGTTGCCCTTATTGGGATTGTAGAAAAACTTTCTGCTAAGAGAAAAGAGGTAATGGAGAGAAAAGACAAAGAAGATAGCGAAAAAAAATAGTTCTAAAAGGGACTTTGCTATAATGTAGATAATTAACAAATTAATATGAAAAAAATTATGGTTGATCCTAACTTAGGGTCCGGAACTCCGGGTAGCCCAATCGTTCCTCATACAACACCTGACCAAGGTACGCCAGGGGGGGAGACGCAAAAGACAGGAGGCGAAGAAGGTCAAGAAGAAAAGAAAGAAGAAAAACAAGTTGAAAAGTCCACCGAGGATAATAAAGCTTACGATGACCTGGCAGCCAGACTTGGCACGCAGGGTCAAGAACTCGGAGAGTATCGTCAGTTTTTTCAAAACATAGCACCGCTACTTGATAAACTTGATCAATCCCCTGAATTGGTGCAGGCCATCATTGATGGAAAGGTTGATAAGGATATTGCGAACGCAGTTATGGAAGATAGAATAGACATTCGTGATGCTGCCGCTGTGGCGAAGGCTAGCGAAGTCGTTAAGGAAAAGATGGGAGAGGAAGCTTATAAACTTGCAACCCCAGAAACCGTAACAAAACTTGTAGAAGCCGAAGTATCTAAATTTCGAAAGGAGTTTGAAGAAAAAGCTGATCTACAGACCTTCCAAGACTATTCTAATAAATTTATCGAGAACACTCCCGACTTTCAGGAACATGCAGAGGCTATAGATAAATGGCTAGATACTCATGAAGTAACCGATATAGAAGTCGCTTACTATGCAGTAAAAGGTCAAATGTCTGAGACGAATGCAAAGAAAGAAGCAGAAACCGCTGCAGCAGAAAGAGCCAAAGAAGTTATGAATAACGCCCAAGGCGGAGGTCAAACAGCTCAATATGCTAAAGATGGAACCCCTGCAGTAGATACCCTGATTGCCGGAAGACCTAATCCAAACTCATTTTTAGGAGGAGGATTATAAGGCAATTAATTAATTTAAAGTATATAATATGGCTAGTTATCCTTATTACACAGAACCTACCCACGATCAAGGTGCTGTGACAACTAATGCTCGTGACACCGCTGTGTCAGTTGCAGAAGAAAGAATGATCGTAGATGCAGTTGATAAGATTTTTTTACTAGAACCGAATAAGCATCCCCTCGTAACATTGCTAACAAATGTTGGTAAAGTATGGGACGGAAAAGCTTGGCAAGGTTCAAGTATAATGAAAGCTATCACAGGAAATCCAGAATTTAAATGGTTTGAAGATGTTTATGGTGGTAGATATGCTCGTGCAGCAGCTGCAGAGTCAGCTTCCTCAGGATCTGTTGATGTAACAGGTGCAGGAACAAATCCCGCTTATATTTTTACAGTTGGTGATGTAGTTCGAAATGCGAGAACAGGAGAAAACTCTTTAGTAACAGCTATTGCTGATAGCAATACTCTTACTGTAACAAATTCATTTGGTGATACTGCCGCAGCAGCTGTTTTAGCTGGTGATGGTCTATTCATTATTGGAAATGTTAGTGCTGAAAATGCTGGTGCAAGAAATGTCAATACTACTCGAACAGCTCCTCAAAGTAATTATACTCAGATATTCAAGACTAGTATCGCAGTTTCTGGAACAGAAAAGGCTTCTAATTTGTATGGTGGAAAAGATCTTCCTTACCTTCGTGCTAAAAAAGGCACAGAACATGCTCTTGATATAGAGCGAGCGTTCTGGTTTGGACAAAAGGTTTCTGACACTTCTACATACGCTCGAAGAGCAACTGGTGGAATCGATGAGTTCATCACTAGTGGAAGTTCATTTGTACAGAATCAAGGTGGTCCACTTACAGCTCCTGATATGAATAGTTTCCTAAGAGAAGGATTCACATATGGAAATAGTACGAAAGTATTGTTCTGCGGAGGTTTGGTTCTACAAGCAATTAACGAAATTGCTCGTGGTCAAATTCAAACAAAAACAGGTGACACTACTTATGGTGTGAAGATTTCAGAATGGATGACTGCTTTCGGAACAGTGAATATTATCCACAATCCATTGTTTGTTGAAGAGTTAGCTGGACAAGCTTATCTTCTTGATATGGAATGTTTCAGATATAGATTCATGGAAGGCAGAGATACAAAATTAGAGACAAATATCCAAGCTCCGGATGTTGATGGCGAGATTGATCAGTATATTACTGAGGCTGGTTTAGAACGTAAACAAAGTCCACGACATGCACTTTTGAAAGGGGTTACCTCTTAAAAAGAATGACGACGGGCTTGCTCATTAATAAGACGTGTGTTAGTATTAATTAGTGATAATTAATACTAACTACCCCTCGGGGGCACAATATAATGTTTGAACAAAAACCGAAGAAACATGGGACAGCAAATTGTTATAACAATGGATGTCGGTGTAATAAATGTAAGAAGGCAAAATCTGATTATCGAAAAAATAGTCCTATTCTAAATCATGGGACAAAGTGGTACTATGACAAAGGGTGTAGATGCGATGCTTGTGTTAATGCTAAAATGGCCTATAGAAAGAAATTACATCCCATAGTAGAAGGTCGAAAAGTAACAACCGATTTAGAAAATCTTACCAGAATTTGTTATGTTTGCAAGGAGAAAAAACCTCTAACTGATTTTGGTAGAAATAGAAATAGGAGAGCATCTATGGGTAGATCACATGAATGTAAGAAGTGTCATAATGAGAGAGGACGGAGAAATAAGAACACCCTAGGGCATAGATTTTCTACCTATAAGTCAGGAGCAAAAGTTAGAAAAATCGAGTTCAACCTTACATTCGAACAATTCTCTACATTTTGGAAAAAACCATGTTATTATTGTGGATCAGAAATAGATGGGATTGGATTAGATAGAAAAGACTCGTCTAAAAATTATTGCTTAAAGAATGTTGTATCAAGCTGTCCTCGATGTAACAAGTCTAAGATGATCCAAACACATGATGAATTTGTTTCCATGTGTAAAATGGTAGCAGAAAAGTTCAAAAATTATATTGTGCCCCCACAAAACTGACATCATTCGTAGCTTAGATGTCTAGTCCTTCGCCTCCATGGGACAATAAATCATGGAGGCCCCCGCAAGGGGTCCGACAAAGTCACGGGTAATTGACTTCTTATTAACCAAGCTAATTAAGAAAAATATTATGGCCTCATTGGATTCAGTGAATATCAGAAAAGCTCTTGCAACAGGAGCATCTGTATATTCCGCAACAGACAAACAAGTAGCTCTTAGACTAAGAGCTTTAGCAGCAGCTGGTTCAGTTACATCTGTAACTACAGTTACTGCAACAGGAATTACTATCATCACAAGTGGTGGTGGAACAGACGCTTATACATTCGCCTCTTATGCAACTATGGGAGCATTAGCAGACGCTATCAACGCTGACGCAATAATGGAATGTAAAGTACTTGATGTTTTGCGATCTGCAGCATCAGATGACGCTCTTCTTGCAGAAGCTGCTTCAGCTTCACAAGACGAAAACGGAAATGTAGTTTACGATATCAAAGTTGATACAAGTGGTATGTTTGGTATTGCTGCATGTCTTTCCCCAGCTCGTGGTTTTGATTCTATGTATAAGGGACACAGAGTTTCTTTACAAGAGATTTATTACTCAGCTAACATGGGAACAGCAGCTAATGATCAATTAGTTGTTACTGCTAGAATGATTGATACTGGAAAAGAAAGAACTTTATGGAAAGGGCTTTCAGTTGATACTACTGTAACAACAGTTACATTTGCTTCTGGAGAAGGTATGATTACCTCAAAAGATGGTGAAGAAATCGTTGTAAGTATCAAAGATAGTGCTTCACTCGCAGATGGTGCTCTTCTTAGAATTACAGGAATTTTGGAATAGTTTAACCTTTCGTTCGGGGTGGCTGGCACAAGCTAGCCACCCAATATAGATATATAATTAACTATGAATAATATAAAAATATGAAGTTTATTTCAAAAAGTTCGAATCTATTAATTGTTTTGAGACCAGGCATGTCGGCTCAGCCGCTAACTGGATCTCCAGCAGTACCAACTATCTCAGTCAGATTTAAAGACGGTGTAGCAGACCTTGAGCAACAAGAAATGATTGATATGATGCTTGTGCATCCCGGATTCAATAACGATTTCATTTCATCTGAAAATGTATCTGTTGATCCATATGCTTCTACAAGAAAATCAGACGAACCAGCACACGAGGTAACTGATTTAAAATACGGAACTCCGGTTAGCCACGCTATAAAAGGCGGTGACAAACCGAAACTGTCTCCAGAAATGCAAAAGATGGTACAAGCCGCAGCCGTAGAATTGGCTAAGACAATGTTACCAACTATGATTGAAGACACTTTAAAGAAACTTGTTTCAAATAATAAAGAAACAAATGGTCCAGCGAAGAAAAGAAAGAAACCTGGCAGGAAGCCTAAAGCAACTCCTAAAACAGCCACTGAAGTCGTAATAAACGAAACTCCAGAGGTTGCAGAAGAGGTTGTTGTCGAAAGGGCTACTGAATAATTTCTGGGTATAGTCTTTTCTTAGGGACTTTGATATTATAAAGAGTATAAAGTTCTAATAAATAAATTCTATGCTAGAAACTAAAAATTTTTACTACGACACTCAACGACAAGGGTATGACACAGGTTTGTGGGAAACACTCTCTGGCGCACCAGTAGGAACATCTGGAAGAATCTTAGTATCCACTGGGTC